AAATCACCTGGCATCCAATGACCTACAAATAAGTAAGCAAAATCTTCTTTAATTTGGATATCTAATGAACAAGGTGTATCAATTACTTTATATATATCTGTGTTAGCACCTTCAAATAATACTTCTATTGGTTTATTTAATTCAACCATTCCTTCAAGAGCATTTGTTTGTTTATTTCTTTTCTCGTATTTAGATTCTTTAAATACTTTTTTAGAATGTTCAGACGAAACAATATTTAGATCCATTCTATTACAACCTTCAATCCATTCAGCAGTACATAATGTACTTTCAATACCAGCTGTAAAACCAATATTGTATTTTCCTACTGGTTGGAATTCATTAGGTACAGTTATCTGAGCCCAAATTTCTGGTTGGGTTGTAAGTTGGTTATTGGTTAATATTAAATCTAATAAAAACTTCCATTCAGAATTATTTTCACAAAACCCAAAAGGTGTATTCCCCCAACGTTGTGATAATAACTTGACATTATAATTTTCAGTGTCAACAACGGCTTTAATTAAATCCCTTGAACGAGCTCCATAGCCGCTGTACGTGTCGAAGGGTGAACTTATAACAAATAATGGTTTCATCTTAATATAACAATTTATGGTTTATAACTCTATCTTTTACTTCATTTACATCAATTAATTCAAATTTTTCTCTTGGTTTCCAAGTAGCAAATAATTCATCAAATGCCTCAATAACTCTTTTACCTTGGTGTTCACCTGTAAATCCAGCTTCGTCACCTGTAGCCCATTCTCTACCTTTTAAACCTCTAGCTTTACGTTCTTCTTTACTTAAAGAATAAACAGCCATAATTTGTTCAGCTGCATCTTCTGATTCGCACCTATCATCGTAAATATAAGGTGTTGGGGGAGAACCTACAATTGAACGTGAAGTCGGGTAAACTGGAAATGCCCATTCACCGTGTTTTTTGATTGTACCTCTATGGTTTGAAGGAAAATTAGCATCAAAATCAATCCAAGTACCATCTTCAAATTCAAAACGCATTTGATCTTGCATACCACCTGTTACATTAGCAATAATTGGTTTTCCTGCTAATAAGGCTTCTGTTAAACTTAATCCCCATCCTTCATTTGATGTTAATTGAATTTGACAATCAGTACTATTATAAAGCAAATTCATTTGGTAATTATTAAATATTTGGTTTGTAAAAACAACATTGTATTGTTCACCATTTAATAATAATTCTTGTACGGCTGGAAGATCAGTTCCATGTTCATTTATTTGTTCAGTATGAAGTAATAAACAACATTTTTTAGCTTGTTCAATAGGTAATTTATCAATAAAATGTCTATAAGCTAACATAGTATCAGGAATTTGTTTACGACGAATATTTCTTGAATTAAAAAATAAAACAAAATCATATTCTTTTCCACCAAATATTTGTTTTTTAAACTCCTGAAGTTCATTCCATTTTTCATGGTTTTTATCAATAGGACTTACTAAGTTATGATTTAATCCATGAGGAACATATTTAATAATTTTACTATTAGCTTTATCGTCTAATACCAGTTTATTAATGTTTACTGTTTGCTTAGAAATACCCATCAATAAATCACACGCCTCATAATAAGGTTTGTTATATAACGGTGCTGGATAATCATCCCAAATATTTAAATAAGTAATTGGAATTGATTTACGGATTTCATTTTCCATAGAAAACAACCAAATAAAATAACGAGGATCAGTAATCAACATAATTGCATCTGGTTTTTCAAATTTAATAATATTCCTTAAAATATCAGGATTACCATAATCATTTACTGGATACATCATTACTGATGAATCTGTTAAACCTGTAGTGTCATTTGTTGATTGAGATAAATCTAATCGTTTACCTTCTTCGGGATGTTTAATAGCTCCTCCAAGATTAACCCAATTAAAATGTTGAGCTGTTTGGATTACTACTTCTCTTCCTACTGTTGCTACACCTGAGTGGACTCTAATGTCATCACAGATGAGTAGAATTTTCTTACGCTGCTCTGGTGGCAGATATTTAAAACTATTATTCATGTAACTAATTTATTTTTGTTTTTTAATCTTTGATGTCTAAATTGTTGTGGTTGTGTACTTTTTTTCTAAAATCATCATCGTAAAGGTACAAATGAATTGTACGATCGGCAAGTTTTTGTAAAGAAAATTTGTATTTAACACAAGCAATTTTAAAGTTGTCAAACAAGTCGCTTTTTACTTTTACGCTTGTTAACGTCATATCTTTTTTTTCCATAGCTTTTATTATTTAAATGTCATATATACATATATTAGGATTCTTCAAAAGGTAAAATTTGTGAAAAATGTTCAATATATTTTTTATCCTCTTCATTATTGAGAAAATCAAAAAATCTTAATAATGTTCCATTTTTGTATATTTTAACGTATTTAGTATTTTTATATTTTACTCCTAAATTTAACCAATGACGTTCACCAAATGCTATGTTTATTGTTTGAATATATTGATCATTATTTATATCACTTATAATAATATCAAAATTATTAAAAGATTTATTTATATTACCTCTATTGTAATGAGCAAAATTTATATTATCATTATGAATGTTTATGGTAGTAAAATCACATTCGGAAGCAAATAATTCTTGACTTATATTAAAATTAGCTTTACCTAAATAATCGTTTTTATCTTTAATCAACATATTTAAGTCTTTAAAGAACGTGTCTACAATTAAAGTTTCTACAAAAGGATATCTAAAATTATCTATTATATTTTTATAATCATTTATGATTTTTTCTTTATTAAAAATAAATTGATTAAAATTTAGTTTATTTATATTAAAACTTATAGGAACACTTAACCAATCTTTATTACTTTCTCCACCAAAGGTTTCCCAAGCTATTAAATCATATTCTCCTGAATTGATTTGGTTAGCATTGTTATCGAATATGGAAAAATCAATAATGTCTTCATCATATTCTAGCCAATGGATAATATCGTATTCTAATGATTTTAGGAATGCAAAAGAAGTACATAAACTTTTTAAAACGGGAAGAGTATGAATTTTAGCTCCTAAATCTATAAATTTAAATAAATTATTACTTAAACTAAAAAATGATTGAACTTGGTATTCTGGTTTTGTTATTAATTCATTTTCAGGATCAAATACATAATAATCACATTTATCTATTATATCATCAGAAGTATGACTATGACTAGAAACCATAACTGATTTATTATTTCCTTTAAGTTGGTTTACTAAATTTCGTAATAAATCTTGTTTAATAGAAGTAGGGGTATAAGATGTTATCAAATATATTTCTTTCATATTATAATCCTTTATCACACAATTCTTTTTTATCTTTAAAAGGACAAAATTTACAGTTGTGAGCTGATGGGTTAGGTAAATGGATTTTATTATTTAATTGTTATATATAAATATATAGGGATTCTTTAAGAATTAATTTCTTCAAATACACTTTTTAATCTAAATTCTTCTTTAGGAATATTATTTTCAAAATCTAATTCAATAAACATTTTATTATTATAATAAAATTTTAAATTTAAAAGGTTATCTAAATTACCTAAAGAAATATATCTCCAACTATTAGAATCAATATCAAAGGATATAAGTTCACTTTTGTTATATAAAATTTCTACATTTAATAAATGTGAATTATTATTATTTCCAAATAAAATAACCTCTGATGTATCTTTTTTAACACAAGGAATTAATGAAATACTTTTATTAAATATTGGATGAGTTTGAAGAGTAGAACTTAAATTAGGATTAATTTTATTTAATGCAAATTCTTTATCTAACATTAAATAATTTTTATTTTTGATTAATTTTTCAAAAGTTACAATTTCAGCCATCCCTGCTGTAGTACCTTTTTTAAGTAATGTTTTTATTTCTTGTTTATCAAAATTAAAATCATCATACGAATATTTTTCTAAATTAAAACTAGTCCAAGAACCTAATAATATTGGAGTATCATTAAATTGACCAGTTTTAAAAAACACACAGTCTTTTGTTTCTAAACAGGAATTTAGTTCATTAAATCCCTCTAAATTGTTAAAATCAGTATCATATTCAATCATATGACATATTTTATAACCTAAATTTTTAGATAACATTAATCCAAACCATAATAGTTTACAAACAGCTAAACCATAATTATAATATTTAAAAACATCAAATTGAGATACTATTTTAAAATATTCATTCCCATAAATATTAAATCCCTCAGTATATTCCCAAACACTTAATAGAGTATTATCCGAATCATAAAAATAATAATCTACTAATTTAATTATATCTTCTGGGATTGGGGTATGGGAAACTATTAGTACATCTTTATTATTTTGTTTTAGTTTAAAAACTAAATTTCTTAACATTTGTTGTTGCTCAAATGTAGGAGTATAGGCTAAGATTAAAAATATTTCTTTCATTATTTAATTTTTTGAGCAGGTGAACCTACATAAGTTCCTGGTTCATCTATGTGTTTTACTACCCCTGAATTTAATCCAATTGTTACTAAACTGTGAATTGATAATTTTTCTTTAATTGATGAATTGGTTCCTAAATAGACTAAATCATATATTTTAACATTACCTGAAACAATTGATCCAGGCATAGCACTAAAATAATCTCCAATTTCACAATCATGACCAATATGATTACCTCGATTTAAAATAGCATGTTTACCTATTTTAATATTAGTTGTTAAAATTGAATTTGCTCCAACAAAACTACCTTCTCCTAATTCAATATTATCATCCATAATTAAAACTGTAGGATGAATATAAGTAAAATATTGTGTTTCTTTAGGTAATTTTTGAACAATATCAAAACGATCTCTACTATCAGCTACAGCAACCATCATAACATATTCCTTTGGGTTGAATTTAGAAATGGGTTTAGCTATATCGTTAGCATATTCATCATCAACAAAAAATGTTACTTTTTGATCTATTTGAGATGCTACTTCTCTAGCATGACCACCGTAACCAAATAGGGCTAATTTCATTTTGTATAAATTTCAAATTTTGATAAATCTGGGTATGGTAATTCTAAATCGGCATTATGTTTTCTAGTACCGTCTATATTATAAAATTGGTTCATTAACAGCATACCACGAGCTGCTAATTCAGGCATCATATAAAAATTCCAACCTAACATATCAAAATGATCATCATGGTAAGAACATTCACGACGACCTGAGTAACGTGCTCTTTTAAACCAATGGTATGCTTCTAAGCTGTCAGTTAAAATAGCTCCACCTTTTGATAATTTAAAATGTTTATAAGGACCTGTAAATGAAACACACATATGTGTTCCTGGTTTGTACATATCAGCTGTAAAACATAAAGCTGAGTCCCAAACATTTGTAGGTTCTAATTGATATGCTCCTTTTAATGTTTTACCTTTAACAGGTTTAAATTTTACTTTAGCACCAGCATGAATAATTTCACAGGGTACAGAGGGATAAGTACGAGAGGGAATAGTAATTTCAGTTCCTTCTACTTTTTCATACATTAAAGCTAAAAATAAAGCATTACTTTGATTATCTACAGTTATAACATATGGAGCTCCTGTATAGTCACTTAATGCTTTTTCAAAATCTTCTGTTATTTTATATATTCCGTTTGCCATATTATAATCCTTTATCACACAATTCTTTATTATCCTTAAAAGGACAAAACTTACAGTTATGAGCTGATGGGTTAGGTAAATGTATTTTATTATTATGTGTTCCGTTTGGGTTAAAGGCTATACCAACAAAATTATTAATTGCTGTATAGGCTTTATTTAATTTAACTTTGCCACTTGCTGGTTTAAATTCTTGTATTCTAGATATTGGAAATTCTGATTGTTCCCATACTTTACGTTTAACAATAAAGAATTCAATATCAATGTTATCAACAGGAATATTAAATTGTTGGGCAAAGAATTTTTTATAAAGTATAAGTTGATATTGTTTAATATCATCTTTTTTCTCTTTATCACTCCAACCTCTAGTAGATGTTTTAATATCTAAGATTTTAAATGAATTTGTAGCTTCATGGTATAATACTACGTCTAAATATCCTTTATATAAAATGTTTGGATATTGAGGATTAGGATTAACCATAAGAGGTACTTCACATCCAATCAAATGCCATCCTCTTTTACCAAAATAACCGTTTCTTTTTTTCTTAAGATATCTAATTATTTCAAGACCATCCTCGTAAAATTCATTTAGTTCCTCAGGATTAGTAAAATGAACATTTTTATTTGATTTAAGATCTTTTCTATAAATTTCACCTAATTTATCGTAAAAATACTCTTCTAGGTTAATACGGTCAGCTTCAGCACCACTAACGTTGTATATAGTTGTTATATAATGCTGTAAAGTTTCATGCAATGCAGTCCCAAATGTCATATGAATTGACGATTCAGACGTGTAGTGACCGTCTCTATACTGTAAACTCCATTTACGTGGACAATGAGCAAATACTGAAAATTGACTATAAGATATTGCTTTTTCTGAAGCGTAATTTAATTCTCGTAGTGGTTGTTTCTGTATTTGTTTTACAATTTGTGGTATTTTTTTCTTTTTAGACATAAAACGGGTTATCTAACCATAAATCTAAATCTTGTGGAGATATTAAATTTAAGGCTTGATTTCTTTCTTTTGCAAATAACCTATATTCAAAATAGGGGTTGTTAAAACTATGTAATTTTTGATTACCTTTTCTTATAATACCTACACCTTCATCCCAATCTAAAACACAAATGTCTATATCGGATTTACTACATCTAAGTTTATAAATTGCTTTCCAAACAGTTCCATTCCAAGGTTGACCCCAAAAATCTTCTACTGCGCGATCAATACTAGGAGGATTACAATCATGTAAAATTATAACTCCATTTTCGGAAAGGTGATTTAATGAATTTTGAATGTCTTTTTCTACTTGGTATGAAATATGAAGACCATCAATAAAAATAACATCCCATTTATAATCACTAGGCTTATCTGTTTGATTTGTTTCTAATAAATTAAAAAACGAATCTGAGGTATAAGGATAAATAGCAGGATTATTACTATTTTCATATCCAGGATCAACTGAATCTTTTAACTCACAATTAATATGGTTAAAACAATCATCTGGAAATCTAATTCCTATTTCTAGGTATTTATTAAATTCATATTTTCCTATGATATGATTTATAGTATTAATCCTACTCATTTTATTTGTTTCCTTTTAACATTCGGATTGTTTTTTCCAAATATAAAGTTAAATCCATTGCTTCTTCCTTAGCATGTTGTAAATAATCTAATACTGATAAATCTTGTCTATCTAAATTATTATTATATTTTTTATTACCCATCTCAGCTCTTGTAATATGTTCATCAATAATTGAATCTACTATAGAGTCTGTTCTTAATACTGTTCTTGTATCGGGATGGCTACCAATAATTCCTAAATCGCTGTTTTTTGTCATATAACTAATTCTTTTAATAACTTTTTAATTTCTTTCTCGTTAACACCTCTTCGTTCAAGTACATCATGTACACCTTCTTTCCGGAGAATATACGCATAATCTTCTGCTTCTCCAAGTGAAATTGTAAAATGTTGTGAAATATGATTTAATAAAACATCTGGTGTTTTTTTCCGAGTTGATTTAATATATTTCAGAAACATCTTCTTTTTAGGTATCATAGATTTATAGGTATTATATATAGCTTTTCTTTCAGTATAAGGGAATGTTTGTACAACATTTGTTATATCAATATATCCCTCATACATACTAAGAAACCTATGAATCATGTAAGGATTGAACGAAGATTGTTGATCTTCTGTGAATTCTTTCCAGTCTTTTTTATCGTAAGTGATTTGTTCTAGCCAATTAAATATTGTCATCGCTGAACTCATCTCTTAATTCTTTAGGAAGCATCTCTAATAATGGTTTACCTGTAATCACGTCAAAAAAACATGGTACTGGAATAATTCCATCTTCGGATGTACCTGTTACAAAACGAGATACTTTACGTAAAATTACACCTTCTTGGAATACAGCGTTTCCCTCAGGCGATAAAACTGGGCTTGTGTTCTTAATATCGATATTAAGACTTTGTTGTTGTTGTTTGTTCATTTTTATATTTTTTATAATCTAAATAAAATCCAATTGCTACTATAATATTCATACCAAATGACATAAGGATTTCATGTATGTCTTGGTACACATTCAGGGTTAAGTGAACATGTCCTACCATCCAGAACGGTACAGATAAATTTTGAGATATCCAAGTTAAAAAATAAACTATGAAATGTTTCATAATTTTGATTCGGGTACTTTAAATAATCTTTTTACTTGTTCTGAAACTGGAATAGGACTACCTTCATCATCTACTCTAACAAATGTCATATGTGTTTTAAGAATAACTTCTTCATCACCTCTAAACACATTATATGTTCTTGCTTCAACTTCAAAGGTAGCTGATGTGTTACCTACTTTGGTCATATAAGCATATATTTTTACTAATTGACCTTCTTTAGCTGCTTTTTCAAATACACATTTATCTAAAGCAATAGTAATCATATTTTTACTATGACACTTTTCCATAGCATAAGCAGCTACAGCAGCATCAATCCAACTCAATAATTTTCCACCAAACAGATTTCCGTGAAATCCTAAATCAAGTTTTTTAACTGGGTGGGTTGAAATTAAGTCCATCATTTTATTAATTGTGGTTTTGCTAATTCGATTAATCGGCTAATTAAGGCCATACAATTTATTTCTTTGTCAATTCTAAAATTTGACTGATACGTGTATTCATTAATATAAATTGCAACCATACCCTCATTACCGGAAGCATAATCACTCGCATTATCATACAGGTATCTATATAATTCTTCAAAATCATTTATATTAGCATCAGCAATAATTTGTCTAATGTTTCTCCAATTAGGTGATTTTGCTTGTAATTCTTTTAATACCTGAACCATATAGCTATTAGATACAAGTAATGATTTATCCATTACAATCTTACCATCTTGATTACTTAATTGTAATGTATTAAGTATTTTACGAAGATCAGGATAATATTGTTTTACAACTGATTTTAAATCATTAATATCATATTCTGATTCTTCTTTTTCTAAAATACCTGCTACGTGTTTTGCTACTTCTGATTTTGAAGGAGGTACAATTTTAAGTACCTGACAACGTGATTGAAGAGGATCAATAATACGTTCAACATAGTTACAAGTTAAAATAAATCTTGTAGTACGTGAAAACGTTTCAATAATATTTCTTAACGACGCCTGAGCTTGTATAGTAAGGAAATCAGCCTCATCCAAGATGATAACTTTGAGTGGCTTAAAAGAATTAACAGACGCGAAACCTTGTACCTTATCTCTAATAGTTTCAATACCGCGCTCATCGGAAGCGTTAATATAGATATAATCGCAGTTAAGATTATTAACGATAAGCTTAGCAAGAGTAGTTTTGCCAGTACCAGCTGGGCCATAGAAAATAAAATTTTGAATGTCATTTTGGTCTAGATATTGTTGTATAGATTTTTTAATGTTTTCATTACCGACGTAATCTTCTAATACTTGGGAACGATATTTTTCAACCCATAATGTATGTTCTTTTTTACTCATAGTCTCCGTATAAATCAAATTTTTTAGGTGGTTCAGGAATAATCTCTATATCCTCTGTGGTGATAATATACAAATTTCCTTTTATAGGTTCAAGCCTAAATGCTTGAGGTTTAACAGTTGCTTGTTGATACCAAGCATTTAATGCTTCAGTTAATGAATCGTGAATCTTTCCACCGTTAAGAAGTTGCCATCTATCTCCAGGAGGAACTCTATCAGCAATTTTAATATTTTTTTCTACTTTTTGTTTCATAACCTAATTTGTTCTTTAAGATAAGGCAGTAGACTATAATAGGAATAATTTACAAAACATTTACTTTCATTTTGCAATTCAAAGTACAAATAATGTTCTTTAGATACTGCACTAGGAATAAAATACATTTTTTCAATTATGTAATTTGTTTCTTCTATGATTATTATTTTTCCTAATAAGTCTACTGCGTCTCTCATTCAATCAATCTAAAACTTAAAACATTCCTCCCATGCCACCAAAGTTAGCATCAGATTC